CTTCTTATATGTGCGGAGATGGTTCTGATCTTCAAATTTATCATTCAAGTTCAGTCAACACCATAAGAAACATAGGAACTAGATTAGATATTATTGTTAATAGCAATGAAAATGCTGCTAAGTTTAATCCCAACGGATCCGTAGAACTCTATCATGACAATATTAAGACTTTAGAGACAACTGCAACTGGTTGCACAATTCAAAAAACTGCTTCTAATCAAAATGCTGATTTAGTTATCGATTCTACTAATGGAGGTCAAGCTAGACTGTACTTGAAGACATCTCTTGGTGGTACTAACAGAGCAGCTAGAATTGATTTCTCTAACCAAGGTTCTGAGCAGTGGACAATAATTAATGATTATGCCCAAGATGGCACTAATGAATTCTCAATTCGTCATGGTGCAGAAATAGCTATAGCTTGCGATCCTGATGGAGCCGTAGAACTCTATTACGACAACGATAAAAGACTTTCAACTTGGTCTGATGGAATCAATATTTATGGAGATGAAGGTGAAGATGCGATCCTACATCTTTATGCTGATGATGGAGATGACAATGCTGATAAATGGAGGATTTCCTCAACTCATGTAGGTAACATGTTTACCATTGAGACCTATGCTAGTGGTAGTTGGCTTAAAGTTTTAAGTGGACATGATAACGCTTCTCTTCAATTACATTTTGCAGGGAATAAGAAGTTTGAGACTCTTACAAATGGAGCGAAAGTAACTGGCAACCATTATGTGCAAAGCTCTGGTCAAGTTGAACTTGCTATAGGTTCTACAAATGCTGGCGGTGCAATGATAACATTTGATGGAGATTCAAATGGAGATTGGAGTGGTGGTGATTATTCTTGGATAATGCATAATACTGATGGTCATATGGAGTATAATGCTGATAATCCAGGTGGAGCAACACATCATATATTCAAGGCTGCTGGATCAGAAAAGCTACGTTTTCAAGCAGCAGGAGGTATATCCTTTAACGGCGATACAGCAGCGGCGAATGCTTTGGACGACTATGAAGAGGGCACTTTCGTTTCAAACTTAACAGCTACCGATTTAACTTTAACAAGTAATACATATACTTGTTATTATACAAAAATTGGTCGAGTAGTAATTATTAATGGATATGCACAAGGAACAACTCCCGCCGATATAAGTGCCTATGTTGCAAACTCAAGTCATTCTTTAGGAGTAACTAATTTACCTTTTAACATTATCAATTCTGTTGGAGCAAGAGGCGCAGCTATTGTTGGTGTTAATGCTGGTTTTACTATTTCAAACAATCACTATCTATCTACACATGGGACGGCAAACTCTAACTCTTTTTCTATATGGCAAGAACCTGATACTAATGGTACAAGAATTGGCCCAGTACTAAGCGCTAATACAGGAATGGCTCTGCACTTCTCCTTCACATATCAAACAACATAGATCGTTAGCACGTGATGAGAGTACCTTCTACTAATAGTTGTTATACTTAAGAAATATTAATCTCTGAATAGACCATGCAAAAAATTATTAACATCGTCGCTCTTGCGTCTGGTGCTGTATCTATCGCTGTTGTCGGGAGTGGTTTATTTATATACCTACAAAGAGATCAACTTATTAATAAAGTTAAGTCTCAAGTCCTTGAATCAGTTACTGGATCATTACCTTCGTTAGTCGATACTAAACTTCCAAGTATGACTGGACCAGCTAGTTCAATTCCTTCTGCTGGTTTAGGTATAGGTCTTCCTAGATAGTGGAACAGATACCTGATATTGATATTCAGGTCACTGAGATAAGTACACCACACATTCAAATATGGAGTCTTCCTGTACAACCTACAGCTCCTCAGACTCCACCAGTTACTGTACTTATAGGTACTCCTGTAGTTGATATACCAGGTTGTGTTGAATTTCATCCTGATGATAAGAGAGCACAAAATTTACCAATAGAAGATCCAAATGGTTTAAAAACGTTATGTCCTAATGGACACTATCCTAGTTTCAACGCTATGGATTATAGTCCTGAGGATTTAGTTTATACCACTGCAGCAAAACCTCCTGCCTACGCAGCTCCACCTGCTCCTGAAACTCCAGAAACAAAAGTACCTGAAGTACCTAAGAAAGAGGTACCGTGTCCTGGTCCTAATGCTCCTCGTATAGGAGACGTTGCTCAGAATCAAAAAGAAAAGGTAGTAGGTTTTGAGTTAAATGAAGATAAGACAATTTGTATAACGTTATATGAGGATATTGGAGTTGTTGAACAATATCTACCATCTGCACAACTTGCTACCACTACTGCAGTTATTGCATCTACTGCTGTTGTTTCTAGTGTTCTTGCAAAACCTTTAGCTGATTTACTTTTAAAAACTGTAAAGCCTATCGTCAAAAAAGTTATTACAGCAGTTCAAAAGAAGCTTGGTAAGACTCCAAGGAAATTAACTATTTCTGAGATTCGTTCAAACCAGTACCGAGAGAAAAGGAATCTCCCTCCTTTAAAGGAGCCGAAGAAGAAATAGAATGCGTATGAGGACCAACTACACCTGGAGGATTCACCAACATGACGTCCGAGCAGATAACTGCTGACTTTGATTTAGGGTGAAAGGTTATTCCAGATTTTAATAATTCCCCACAATTTTTTAGACGCGCTATTTCGAAGTCTAATCTTTTATTTGCTATAAGTTGATTTTGCATAGCGATTCGTGTATCCACTGCCCTTTTACATCTGGCTTGCAGTCCTCCATCAAGGGGTATGGAAATGGTTGCGGAAATTCCCAAGGACAAGTTGAACTGATCTTTCTGACCTGTTCTTGTTGGCACGTGGTAGAGAATGGAGCCGGGATTATCGATGACTCCATCATTGTCGGAGTCAGAGACATCATATACAGGATCATCATAATAATATTCTCTAGGTTTCTGAAAGCTATGGCTATCAGTAATGAAAGGTGTGATGTTTAAAGTAGGACCCTGGCACGAGATTCCATCTCCGTAGGTGTTGGTGACGTATGGTCCCTGCAAAACCTGAATGGCCTGGTTGGTGACACTACCACTACTATTAGCCACAGGATTAGCAGTGGCGCTAACACCACCAACGTCCGAAGCTCGTATTGCTGTGGGGAATAGTGCATTCGCATTTAATAAAACTAATAAAAGGTAGCTTAATTGCTGAAAGTTGACGTTGTGTCGGTGACGCTTTGGATCTCGGTGACTCTTTGTATTATGGTCTGGTTGACCATCCCTGGAGCGCGATAATTTTCGGTGAATTGAAAGCTGCCAGCAGGATTTACTATTGTCCAATCTGGTTTGTTTGCAGCGTCTAGACCCGTCCATGTAGAAGTCACACCTTGAAGCGTATTTGAATTGCCAGTTACCGCATCTGGCGAGATACTTGATCCCGAATGCTCAACTCCTGTGCCGGTCACAGTATACTGCCACCCTGTCTGATAATCAATTGAATTTATCGTCTCCGTTACCTTAGATGTTGTCTCTGTATGGCTGGTCATTCCACCTTGAGTGAAATTTGGAATAACAGGAACTGCTCCAGCTTCAGGTATAAACAGTAGTGATAAGAAGGTTAATAAGCGTTTCATCGTAGCCTATTTAGTCCCCTATAACGACCTCACTTACAAATTGCCCAGTTGCAGTGGTACCAGCGCCTCCAGCGGTTAGCGTAACCACTCCAGCACTGGTAATTGTCCCTGCAAGGGTACCTGCAACACCACCAGATTGCGTTGTAGTATTACCAAAAGCTGGCATATCAGCTACCACTCCAGAGGTAACATCAACACCACTACCTATTGCTGGTATTCCGTCCCCTTGAGTCCATGACTCGCTGAACGAAAAAGCCGATCCAGAAGTGTTCATCTCGTAAGCACCAACGTCTAGAGTAGCTGCAGTTGTTGCTGTTCCAGCTGTTAATTTTCCAAAGTGATTGTCAGTTGCCACTTTGATATTGGAACCTGAGACGGCGTAGGTTGAGCCAATTCTTTCTGCACTTGTTGCTGCTCCCGTGACCGATAACTGAGTTGACGTTGATAGCCTATGAACCAGATCTGCCTTTACAGAAGGTGCAATAAAGAACATTAATAAAGGGATTAGTTTCCACATAGGACTAAATAATTCTTTTTCGCAATATAAGTTTACCTGAGGTTAAACTTAATACGTCTTGCTATTCTACGATGACTGAAAATGTAAAAAATTCTTCGGTAAAAAATGATACTGAGAAGAAAAAAGGTGTGTTTGGAAAAGTGAAAGATGCAATACTTCCTGATCAAGAAGAACAGGCTGCAATTCTTGGAAATTTTGTTAGATTAGGAGTACTTATTTGGTCCGGTGGTATATTAACTTTAAATTATATTACTATCCCAGGATGGGTACAAAATAAAATAGATCCAACCTTCATAGCGTCGGTCTTCACTGGAGTTTTGGCTTCGTATGGCGTAGAGACAGCAAAGAAAAGAGGGGATGGAACTTATAAATCAAACGGTGAAAATGCACCTGTAAGTAAGAAAGATATGGAGACAATGATTGCAAAAGCTGCTGCTAATTCTGCTGTACAAACTATTAGAATTGAGCAGG